AGATTACGATAGCGGAGCAGGTGACACGTGGCTAGTGCAAAAAATAAAATCATAATCTCCTCTCCTGGCCCAGCAGGTGCACAAGGTCCAACAGGTCCAACAGGCCCAACTGGTCCTGCGGGTGCAACTGGCCCACAAGGCGCAACTGGAGCTACAGGCGCAACAGGCGCTGTTGGTCCAACAGGTGCAACAGGCCCTGTCGGTGCTACTGGTGCCACTGGTGCAACAGGCGCTACTGGCCCACAAGGTGTCACAGGCGCAACTGGCCCAACAGGTCCACAAGGCATTCAAGGCGACACAGGAGCTACAGGCCCAACTGGGGCAACAGGTCCAGTCGGCGCAACTGGAGCAACAGGCCCACAGGGTATTCAAGGCATTGTTGGCCCAACTGGCCCAACAGGAGCCACAGGTCCGACTGGTGCAACTGGTGCAGCCTCGACAGTGCCTGGCCCAACAGGCCCAACAGGTGCAACAGGCCCACAGGGTATTCAAGGCGTGCAAGGCATTCAGGGCGAAACTGGCGCAACTGGCCCACAAGGTGAGACTGGTGCGACAGGTCCGACAGGTGCAACAGGCGCAGCTTCGACAGTGCCTGGTCCTACAGGTCCAACAGGCCCAGCAGGTGCCACAGGCCCAACAGGTCCACAAGGTGATGCTTCAACCGTGCCTGGCCCAACGGGTGCAACAGGCCCTGCGGGTGCCACAGGTCCAACTGGTGCAACAGGTCCACAAGGAATCCAAGGCCCAACGGGTGCAACTGGTCCACAAGGTGCGGCTGGTGCGAATGGTGGCTCTACCAGTTTATTCGATTACAACGCAGACACCTCATCAACTTCAGGTGACCCTGGTGCTGGCGACATACGCTGGAACAACAGCGCTCAAATCAACGCTACAGCGTTGCTCATCGACCATTTAGACACCAATGGCAACGATATTGACGTGTTTATCGCGCTGCTCAAAGCAGACGATTTCATTATCATTCAAGACCGAGATGTTCACACCAACTTTCAGAAGTTTAAAGTCACAGCGGCTGCAACCGTTCTCGGTGGCTACAGCACCGTTCCAGTAGTCTTAGACTCATCAGGCGGCACTGGCACCACCAACTTCGCCAACAATCAGGCTCTTGCTTTGTTGCTTATTAATGTCGGCCTTACAGGCGCAACTGGCCCAATCGGTCCAACAGGTCCAACTGGTGCGACTGGCCCAACAGGTCCAGCAGGCGCAACTGGAGCCACAGGCCCACAGGGTGATGCGGGTCCAACTGGAGCAACAGGCCCAGCTGGTGCAAATGGAGCAACAGGCGCAACTGGCCCACAAGGCGAGACTGGGGCTACAGGCCCAACAGGCCCAGTCGGTGCTACAGGCCCAGCAGGCGCAACAGGCGCAACTGGCCCACAAGGTATCCAAGGAATCCAAGGCATTCAAGGAATCCAAGGCGAGACTGGAGCGACTGGCCCAACAGGTGCAGTCGGTCCAACAGGTGCAGTCGGTCCAACAGGTGCAACTGGCCCGCAAGGTGACATAGGCCCAACTGGAGCTACAGGCCCAGTCGGTGCAACTGGCCCACAAGGAATCCAAGGCGACACTGGGGCCACTGGTCCAACAGGCGCCACAGGTGCACAAGGCCCAACAGGGGCAACTGGTCCACAAGGAATCCAAGGCGACACTGGAGCAACTGGTCCAACTGGAGCAACTGGTTCAGCTGGTGCAACAGGCGCAACAGGCCCAAGCGGTTCCACTGGCCCAACTGGTGCAACTGGTCCAACAGGACCTGCAGGTAGTGACAATCCGATTGTTGACTACATTGATGGCGGCGTTGCCAGCATAACAGGCGATGCTATATACAATTCGGGGTTGTCAAATGCTTCATCTTGGACCTACACCATAGATGCTGGCGCTTCTATAACAACGTTCTAACTCAAAGACAAGGAAAAAACCATGACAGCAAGACTCCAAAATCGCCGAGATACGGCAGCAAACTGGACATCTAATAATCCAACCCTAGCTGCGGGTGAGTTGGGGCTTGAAACTGACACAGCTAAGTTTAAGATGGGCGATGGCACTACAGCCTGGAACTCACTTGCGTATGCTTACACAGCGGGTGCTTCAGGCCCTGCGGGCGCAACAGGCCCATCAGGTCCTTCAGGTCCAGTCGGCCCAACAGGCGCAACTGGTCCAACAGGCGCAACTGGTCCAACAGGAGCTACAGGTCCAACGGGTGCAACTGGCCCAACTGGAGCAACAGGCCCTGAAGGTGCTACAGGCCCAACAGGTGCAACTGGCCCAACTGGTGACACAGGACCAACTGGTCCAACAGGCGCCACAGGCCCAACTGGCGCAGGCGGTGTTGAAGCTGTAAACGCTCAGACTGGAACTACCTACACATTCGTTCTAGGCGACAAAGACGATTTAGTCACCGCCTCAAACGGTTCTGCACAGACCTACACCATTCCACTTAACTCCTCAGTGGCATTCCCAGTCGGCAGCCTTATCAACCTCATTCAAATAGGCGCTGGTCAAGTGACTGTCCAAGGAGCTGGTGGCGTGACTGTGCTTTCTACAGGAGCAACAGCAGCAACACCAAAGACACGTGTTCAATACTCTGTCATGACTTTAATTAAGTCAGGCACCGATGCTTGGTATGCGACAGGAGACATAGCCTAATGCCAATCCTTGGGGTAATCGCTAGCGCTGTACAAAAGGGCATCGCCTTTGGCCTTGGTCCTAACTATGGTCCAAGCACACCATACCAGCTAGCCAGGTCTTGGTCTATGCAGTATGGAAATGGGCTGTATTTGTTTCAAAGCACAGGAGACAACAAAATATATACCAGCTCTAACACAACTAGTTGGACTGGCTATACTCAACCTACGCGTTTTGACACTCAAACACAGATAGGTTTTGACGGCACATATTTTTGGAACACTGGTTGGGGCGGCACACCTAGCGTCTTCTACGTCTTTTACTCCACCAACGGCGCAAGCTGGACCACTGCACAACCTGCTACAGCCAATCTGCCCGCAGACCCAACCATCGGCAGTTTTTGGGCTGGCAAGGGGCGATTTGCTGGAAAATATTACGTTAGAGCCAACGGAACTGGCGCGTATGGCATGTTAACAGCAGACAGCTTGACTGGAACTTGGACATTTAATAGCAATGGTGGCACCACGTATTACTGGGGCTGCAAAAACAACGGCACCTTTACGATGATGACGCAAAACGGCGGAAACAATATTGCGTACGCAACAAACCCAGCTGGGTCTTGGAACGTTGCCACTAAAGGTACGGGCGGCGACAGTTTGTCAACAGGTGTGTCAGGCAGTAGAATGTTTACTGATTACGCAAATGGGGTTACATATTCCACCAACGGCGCCAGCTGGACTCAAGTATCGGTTGCACCTGGTTCTTCTTCTACAGTTAGCGGCGCGTGTTCGGGCAATGGTACTGGCGTTATCTCAACAGGTTGGTACCAACAAAGATACTGGTACTCTACCAATAACGGAAACAGCTGGGCAGAAGCAAGCCTTGTGGTGCAAACTGGTAGCCAAGCGCAGACCAATAGCGAGTATGCGGGCAGCTACATTTGGCTCTGTGCAAACGGTGTTGGTTTATGGCGCATGGACCCATCAACTCCACAAACTGCTACACAAATCAGTATCACGAATTACAACATCACCCAAGTTAGTGGTGCTCAGTGGTCTGTGACCAATGGTGCGGGCGTAGTGCTTCGCGGCGCTCAAAACTCAGCAAACAGCGACTACCCGATAATTATTAGACAAGCTAACAACACCTCAACAACAGTCACAACCCCTGCGGGTTTAACCAATGCAAACGGCTCTGGCTACCAAGCAACTTGGGACGGTTCTTACTTTTATTTTGTTCCATACAACTCAACGACTGGTTGGGCATCTGCAGACGGTACTACTTGGTCATCTTTTAGTTTGGTAGTAGGCTCCACCGTCTTAACCGCAAACAACAGCAAAGTCATAAGCTACTCACAAGGCAATTCAACGTTCTACATTTCCAATCTTTATCCCAGCATAAGCTGGAGCTCAGTAAATCCTGGGGTTTCTATGTGGTGGAGCGACAAGGATTCTAGCAATTTGTTGTGGCTCTTACTTGACGGCAACCCGTCTATCTACGTGCAAAACAGCGCATCAAGCACCAGCTTCACGTCTTACACCACGCCAGGACGCGATGGTCTGACTGGTTCTGCGGGCACTTGGTACGGTTATAAGTGCTACAGCGGTGGCGGCAAGAACTTTTTGATTGGCAATACCAATGGCTCATTAGAAATCAAGAACGGTTCCGTGACTGGGAATGGCGGTTGGACCAACTTTGCAACCCCGTTTACTGCAGCAGTAGAGGGCGTTGCGTATGGCGATGGTTATTGGTTGATTTATACCAGTGCTAAGATATACAAGACCTCGGACTTTGTCAACTACACTTTGTTAGACAAATATCCAACTAACGACAATTGGCAACTTTCAGTTAGAACTGGCAATGCTTCAGGTTCTGTCATTTATGACGGTTCTAAGTGGAGTTTTATCAATAACAACTCAACGCAAGTCTACACACAAGTATAAAAAAGGAGCAATAATGTCTGAAATCAAAAACTACACTTACACTGTAGAAGCAATCGACACGGGTTATGAAGTGAAGGTGTTCGACGGCATTGCTGTTGAGCCGTTCCTTTTACAACCGTTTAACCCTGAAAACAACAACCTAGAATGGGCTAATGAAGAAGAAGCAGCAGCTTGGGCTCAAAAGCAAATCGATATGTGCGTTGAGCGAGATGCCATGCCACCAAAGCCAGTGCTTGACCCAATCCAATTGATGGAACAAGCTGTAGAAGATTCTGCACGCATCGCTCGCTTAGAGGATTTGCTTAACAAACTAGTTATCAAGCTAGACGCTTAAGTTGTTTTGCGGGGGAGCAAAATGAGATTCCACATTGTGGCACTGCCACACACTCAAGTCACTAAAGAGTTTACAAGTTGCGCATTCACCGAAAAGGTGCGTCGCTTCTGCATAATGATGACAAACCTCGGGCACGAGGTTATTCTTTATGCGGGTGAAAAAAACGAAGCACCAGTTGCAGAGTTAGTCACGTGTATCAACGAAAAACAACGGGCTGCTGCAACAGCTGGTGCTCACTACACCACAGCTTCGTTTGACACGACCTTGCCACACTGGCAAATATTCAATGCAAACGTCATTCGTGAAATGGGTAAACGCCTAGAGCCGAAAGACTTCATCTGCTTAATCGGCGGCTACGCACATAAACCAATTGCTGACGCTTTTCCTGACCACATGTCAGTAGAGTTCGGCATCGGCTATGGCGGCACATTTGCAAAATACCGTGTTTTTGAATCCTATGCATGGATGCACTCCATCTATGCGGGCTACAAAAATCCGACCACTGTAGATGGCATCTTTTTTGATGCAGTAATTAACGGTTTCATCGAACCCGACCAATTCCCAACGGGTAAAGGCGACGGCGATTACTACTTTTTCATTGGTCGATTGATTGAACGAAAAGGCTACCACATTGCTCAAGAGGTTTGCGAGCGATTAGGCAAAAGACTCATAATCGCGGGCCCAGGCCAACCAAATGGTGGTTATGGCGAGTTTATCGGCAACGTTGGTCCTGAAAAACGGGCCGAGCTGATGGGTGGGGCAATCGCACTTTTTGCGCCGACAACGTACATCGAACCTTTTGGCAATATCGTTGTTGAAGCTCAAACCTGCGGCACCCCAACGATAACGACTGACTGGGGCGCTTTTACAGAGACCAACAACCACGGGGTGACTGGCTACAGATGCCGCACACTAGCAGATTTCGTTCGTGCGGCCGAGGACGTAAAGTCGCTCGACCGTGTGGCGATTAGAAAACAAGCCATTGAAAATTACTCGCTTGAAGCTATCGCACCGAAATACCAAGACTATTTTGAGCGGCTGTTGACCCTTTGGGACGACGGCTGGTACCAACTAAATGAAAAAGAAAAGGTTGCCAAATGAGCTTATCCAACAGACTGCGCAAGGCAAGCGAGCAGCGGGCACAGAACATGTTTATGGAGCCGCTTATCCCATCACGACCAGCTTACGCAACCCCAGCTGGCGTTGATGTTAGCGCTGAGACTGCGATTCGCATGTCCACTGTTTATGCTTGCGTTCGTCTTTTGGGCGACACCATTTCGTCTCTGCCACTCGGCGCCTATGTTCGCCGCGGTCGCAATCGCATTCCATACGCCGTTGTTTATGGCGAACAACCAGCTTGGGTAAACAAGCCCAACCCAGATTGCACTCGCCTAGACTTTTACGAGCAAGTAATCTCCTCTCTTAACTTGCACGGCAACGCTTTTATCATCACAGTGCGCGATGACCTCGGGGACGTTGTTGAGCTCTATGCCGTCAACCCATTGAATGTCCGCATTCGACGCCCTGACCCAAATGCAGAGGTCCTTTATGAAGTGACTATCGGCATCCAGCCAGGTGGCGTGGTGTACGAGGACATGCAGTCTGTGACACAAGAAGTCAAGACCATGGTTTTGACCAAGCGCGAAATGCTCCATATTCCGATGTTTAAACTCCCTGGCCAACTTCTTGGTCTTGGCCCAATCGGCGCTGCCCGAGTCACGCTTGGTTCTGCGATGGCAGCCGAAGTCTATGCAGCCAGTTATTTTGGCAACGCTGCCAACCCAGGCGGTGTTATTGAAGCCCCAACCGAGTTGACCGAGGAACAAATCACAGACATCGCTCGCAACTGGAACCTTTCACATTCGGGTCCTTATCGCGCTGGCAAGCTTGGTGTTTTGACTGGTGGCGCTTCGTTTAAGCCACTCACACTTAACGCCGCCGACGCGCAACTTCTTGAAGTTAGGCGTTTCGGAGTTGAAGAAATCGCCCGCCTTTTCCGTGTGCCGATTTCACTGCTTGGCCACCCAGTAGCTGGAGCCATGAGCTTTGCATCAGTTGAAGCTCAGAACCTGTCTTTTGTTCAACATTCGCTGCGCCCACTTTTGGAGCGTTTAGAGCAAGCACTTTCACCTCTTTTGCCTGAGCCTGACGGCTTTATTAAGTTCAACCTTGATGCACTGCTTCGCGGCACCACACTCGAGCGCTATGAGGCCTACACCAAGGGCTTAAATGAAGGCTTCTTATCACTCAATGACGTCCGCGCCGTTGAAGACCTCAGCCCGCTTGGCGAAGCTGGCGACCAGTATAGAGTTCCACTGCAGAACATCGATGCATCAGATGCTAAAGACGTCGGCTTGAAACTACGAACCGAAATCGCAACCAACCTGATTCAAGTCGGGTTCGAACCGAAGTCAGTCCTTGAAGCTGTCGGCTTGCCTGCGATGAACCACACTGGAGTTCCAACAGGTCAGTTGCAACAGGTCTCAACGATTGACCCTGCAAACCCACTATCAGTCTATGAGGTCGAATAATGCCATATTACATTTCAGACCAGCAGAGCGACTGCTCAGGCTGGGCGACAGTAAAGCAAGAAGCTGACGGCAGCTATACAACAGTTGGCTGTCATGACACAAAGCAAGACGCGATTGACCAAATGGTCGCGGTTTCTATCTCTGAGGACATGGAGCCAGGCGGTGAAGTTCAACGTGATTCAGTCGGGGAAGACAGGAGCAAGATGAAGAAAATCGAGCGCCGCACCTACACAGTGCGCAACGTCGAGACACGACAAGAGGACGACGGCAAAATGCGCCTGTCGGGTTATGCAGCCGTTTTCAACGACGCCAGCGTGCCACTCCCATTCAGAGAGCGCATCGCCCCTGGTGCTTTCCGCAAGACTTTAAGCGAAACCCCCGATGTTCGTTTGTTAATCAATCATGAGGGCCTACCACTGGCTCGCACCAAAAACAACACTCTAGCATTGACCGAAGACGAAGTCGGCTTGCGTTTTGACGCAGAATTGCCTGATACTTCAGAGGCTCGCGACCTTTACACTTTAATCGAGCGCGGCGACGTTGACCAAATGAGCTTCGCTTTTCGTGTGATTCGCCAAAAATGGAATGATGACCGCACAGAGCGCACACTTACCGAGGTTTCGCTATCTGACGGCGACGTTTCAGTCGTCACCTACCCTGCTTACCCAACTACCACAGTCGAAGCACGCGAGCACCTACAAAACGCGGTTCGGGCTGTTAAAGAAGGACGCGAAATCTCAGGCGAGTCGCTTTTGGTCTTACAAGAGGTCTTTAACGATTTGACTGAAGGCCATGATTACATCATGAGAGCTGTTGAAGTCATGGCGACTTTAATGGACGCACAAGAGACACAATCTGAGGACGAACTCGATGAAGAAATGCCAGCAGAGGACCAAGCCACACAACCTCGCGCCATTTCACTTCGTCTTGCCAAAGCAATCGTCAACAGCACAAAATAGCATTCTGTTAGTAAATCGCTAGCAGATACCGAAGTCGGAGCGAGACTCACACCCCAAAAGCGCCGTGAGCACAATCGCCACCACCTCGATTCCAAACTCATAAGGAGCAGAATACGATGTCATATCTTGACAAAGTAATCGAGCGCCGTGATGCAGTAAAGGCTGAAATGGATGCAGTTCTTGAAGCAGTAGCTGAAGAGAACCGCACCGACCTTACTGCAGAGGAGACCGAGAAGGTTGACGCTCTTGTAGAAGAGTCACGTTCACTCGATTCAAAAATCGAAAAGCTGAAGGCACAAGCAGACGCTGACGCAAAAGCCTCAGAGGCTCGCGCTTCAGTTGCAGCAGTTGCAACTCCAGCTTCAACAAGCATCAAGGTCGTGTCAGAAGCACGCACCTACGCAGAGGGTTCTGAGAACTCATTCGTACGCGACGCATTCAATGCTCAAGTACGCAACGATTTTGCAGCATCTGAGCGTCTTGCACGCCACATGAAAGAGGAAGCAATCGAGCGCCGCGATGTCGGCACTTCAGCTTTCGCTGGTTTAGTGGTACCTCAATATCTTATCGAACTAGCCGCACCTCTAGCTAGAAGCGGAAGACCTACTGCAGATTTCGCAACCAACAAAATGACCCTGCCTACAGCTGGCATGAAGTTGGAAATCTCCCGCATGACAACTGGGTCCTCAACTGCTATTCAGGCGACTGAGAATGCAGCTGTCAGCGAGACTGACGTTGATGACACATTGTTAACTGTTGACGTGC